GATGTAGTCGCGGATGGCTTCGGATGTGGCCAGGTCTTTACCGGCGCCAAAGCGCTCAAAGCCGGTTTGCACAGCTTCGGTGGTGGACTCACGCAAGCCACCCTTGAATGATTCAACAGCCAGGTTGCGCACCAGGCCGTTGCCGCCGAGGGCTTTCGTTAAACCCTTCACGGCAAACAGATCAGATACCGTGTCTGTTGCAGCGGCAAGGACGGCACCCGTCCACACTCGGCCCAGATCAACGTCACCACCTTTGGCGGCATCCTTGGCGTCGCCGTAGATGGACGCGCCTTCCATTGCGAGGTTCTGGCCAGACACGGCAGCGGCTGCGCCGACGCCCTTCATAACCGACTGCGCTGCTTGGGTATAGGCGAGCTTCTCCGCTTCGGCAGCGGCCATGCCCTTGCCTGCGTTGACAGCGATGTTCTTGGCGACCTCACCCTCGAGCTTGGCAGCGATCAGTTTCTTGATGCCGGTCTGTGCTGCGCCGCGCGCAAACGTGCCTTCGACAGCGCCTGCAACGGTACCGGCGCCAGGCAGGACAGAACCAACAGCAGCGCCAGCACCGGCCGCAACCAGTGTCTGCGCAGCTTGGCCAACAGCATAGCCGCCCCAGTATTTGAAGAAGTCACCGAACGACGCCTTGCCGTCCATGACATTGCTGAACGACTCATAGTCCTGCGCATCCTTCTGGGACTCCTCTTTGATGCCCTTGTAAGAGTCATACAACTTGCCCGAGGTTTCCTTGGCGCCAACAGTGTCAGCCAACAAGGCTGCACCACCGACCGCCATCTCTTTGGCCGAGTCAATGCCGCCAGCCTTCAAGCCGCGAGCTGTTGGCCCCGACGCTGGTTCAGCGGGTTTCTGGGTCTCAGTCTGGGCAGGCTCACTCCATGAGCCTGGCACTGCGAACGAGATGCTTGGAGAATCTGTTGCAGTCTGTTTGGGTTGCGACACAGGCTTGATCGGCGCACCTGCCAGCGAAGCGGGGAATGCAAATGAGATAGGAGCTGGAACTGGAGCTGCGGCTTGCGTGTTGTCAGGTAGCGGCTCAACCTTGCGAGACAACTGAGGGTCAGTCTTCTCCTTGAGGCCAAGCACATCCTGGCGGAGCGCCGTCTTGCTATCCAAGAACAACCCGTCCGAGTCGTCTTCCTGAGTACGAAGCAAAGGGGCGGGGCGCCCCAGTCGCAGATCATCCATTTCTTAGTCCTTCGGCAGCAAAATCTTCTTACCGTTGATTGTCACGTATGGCAGACCAGATGCTTGGTCAATTCCATCAGCGCCCTTGCCTTCTGCAAATCGACGTTGCAGGACAGGCATCGCGGAAACGATTGCTGCCGGTGGCACTTTGCGTTCATTGAGCGAGTACAGCGACTGCGCGTAGCTCGACACCTCGCGGCGTTTTTCATGCTCGGCACGGGCCTTGGCATAGTCTTCACGCTCACGGGGCATCATTGCCGCAATCTCATCCTTCGGCTTGACCTCGAAGTCCTTGACGCCGAACGAGCTGTTGAACATCTTGCCAGCGCTCTCGTCTTCCTTGAGCTGTTGGGCACGCTCAGTGATGGCGGCGTTGGCAGCGCGTGTGGTCTTGTTGGTCGCAGCGTTGTCTGCGGCACTTGCGGCGTATGCCTTGGAGTGCAGCATCTGCGCATCGGCCGTCTTCTCCTTGGCGCCAAGCTCTCGGCCTTTGAAGTTGTTCTCGACGTCCATCTGTACCAGACGTTCTGGGCTGAGGGTGCCGAGTGCGGCAAAGATGTTGTTGGCAGGGATGTCTTTGGTGGTGGGCTTGCCATCTGGGCCGGTAACAGTCACACCTTTCCAGACGTGAGTCTGTTCGTCGTAGGTGCCGCCCTTGTAGTTCAAGCCGAGACCGGCCTTCTGGGCAAACTTGCTCACCATGTCCATCGCGCCAGGGTCGCCACTGACCACAGCGGCAGAGGCGGCTTTACGCAGCTCGTCTACCGCGCTGTTCTTCCACTCGTCAATCTTCTTGTCGAGTTCCATGCGCTTGTCGAGCTGGCCAGTCTTCTCGTAAAACTCGCCGTAGATGTTCTTGAGGCCGTCCCAGTACAGGTCATTGGCCTGCTTCTGGTTCTTGTACAAGCCTTCGCCGTTTGACTTGAAGATGTCCATCTGGCGTTGAGTCATCGACAGAGACTTCTGCTCAGGAGCTGGCGCAGCGGGTGCAGCGGGTGCAGCGGGTTGGCCAGGCGTGCCAATGGCCTGCGTTGGGGCAAGCTGAGGTGCTGGCGCTTGGGCTTGAGGATCAGGCTGACCAGTGGAGATGGCTTGCTGGCGTGCGAACTTGGCGTTCTCTGCGCGGTCGTAGCTGGCATCGGCCAGTTCACCAGTCTGTTTGGCTTCGTCGTTAATCTCGGCGCCTGGCAATTTGCCATTCGCGAATTGCGAACGCCACTGAGCAGTCTTCTCGCCCACGGCTTTCAGCTCGTCACGAATGCGAGTCTTCTCTTCTTGGTCGCCCTTCTCCCACTCGAAGCGCTGCTTGTCGCGCTCGTCCGCTTCCATGCGGCGTGTGTTGTCGCCATAGTCTTTGACGCCTTGCGCCATGCCGGTGGCGATTGCTGAAATCACGCTCATTCTTATGCTCCCTTCAAAGCGCTGCGGCGCTGTACTGCTGCTGGCGTGTGGGTCTTGGCCACCACCTTGTTGAGCTTGTTGACGCCGATGGCACGCACGGTGTCGGCTGGCAGGACGTACTCGCCGTTCGACAGCTTGGCGTCGATGACGTCATCCACGGGGCCACCTGGGCCGCGCACTGCGCCACCACCGCGATGAACCTTGCCGCCGTCCGCAAACACCTTGGCACCCATCGCGCCGTTGGCAGCGCCAGCACCGGTGCCGGTCACGCCGTATCCGATGGCTGCACGCACGCCCATGTTGGTCAAGCCGGACAGAGCCGAGTCAGCCGCAGCCTGTTGGCCAGCCGCGATCTTGTAGCCGGTACCGTACAAGTTGCCTGCGCCGTAGTACGAGTTCGCAGCGTTGCCCATCTGGCTGCTGAACGAACCGTAGGCCGAGCCGAGCGCAGCGCCTGGGGCACCGGCGGTACTCAAAGCGGCAGAGCCGGAGTTGACACTCGAGTTGCCAGCCGATGTAGCAATGCCGTAAGCAGTAGACGAGTTCGAGGCCAAGTTACGGCCGAGCGATGCAGCGTCCATCTTGCGTGCGTAGCCAAGCTGTTCGGCATTGGTGCGTGCATTGGTTGCGGCACCGGCCTTGTCAGCGGCTTCGCCTTGGGCGAGCTGCATGTTCAGCGCGGCAAATCGGTTGGAGTTGGGGTTGACGCCATAGCGTGCCAACGTGTCCAGAGCCTGCTTGCGCTGTGCGTCATAGGCTTGGCTGACATCAGCCATACCCTTACGCGCCAGCTCTTCCTGCTTGGCGTCTGTGTTGTAGCTGTTGGCGTCATCGACCAGACTCTGTTCCAACGGACGGAAGGTGTTCTTCTCGTAGTTGGCATAGTCTTGAGCGCGAGCTTCGTTCGATGCAGCGATGGTGCTTTGCTGCTTCATGGTGTCGAGCTGCGCCTGGGACACGGCTTCAGCCAAGGGCTTCATGTCGGCATACTGCTGCTTTTGGAAGTCCAGATATTCGCGAGCGGTCTGCTGCTGAATTTTTGCCGCCTCGGCAGTGGATGCGGCCTGTGCGCTCATGCCTTGGGCTTGGGCGTTGGCTGCGCTCTCCGCGCTGCTCGATGCTTGGTCGGCGGCAACGTATGTGCCCACCACCATGACAGCAGCGGCAGCCACGTTGCAGAAGCGACGGTTCTGGAACTCGTCATCAAAGTCGCGGTCGCGCTCCAAGAACGACTTGTGAAGTTTTCGCATTTCAATCCCCGATAAATTTCGTGTAGAGCCGCTCTGTCTCGTGCCAACCAAGGCGCTCGAAGATTCGACCCATGTCCAATGACAGCTTGGTGCCGGTAAACATCTTCTCCACGCCGCGAGCTTTTAAAGTCTTCTCGGCTTCTTTGAAGAGTTTCACCCCGACCATTCCTTTACGGTGGTCAGGATGAATGAAGTACATGTCCGTGAATGCGGACAGACTGTTTCGATAATGCAGATGACCCTTCACGATGCTGACGTGATAACCAATCATCTTTCCCTCGCACCGCGCAACGACCAAATGCAGAGCGCCTTTGTTGGCGATGTCTGCATAGGTTGCGTAATCAGGGTCGAGCGGGATGGTGTCTTTGTTCATGGCCACCTCATCCCAGTGCAGGGGCCACAGCGCTTCCATTTCTTTCAGCGCATCAAACCAGTTTTCAACAGCGTAGGTAACAGTCATTTGCTCACCTTAATGTCAACGATTAAGTGAGTGCGATCTTCTGCGCTGTTGTTGATAACTTCATGCTCTTTGGTGTTGTCGAACCACCAGACTTCGCCGGTCTTCATCTGCACCTGTTCATCACCCGCGCGGAACACGCAGCCTGGCTCACTCTTCAAGACGATGTGGAATCGCTCGTAGTACGTGGCAGGAGAGCCTTCATCGCAATGGGGTCTGATTCGCGAACCTGGCTTGAGCTTGGTAATCAAGCATCGGCCGAGGCGCTCACCTTCGACACGAGCCATCAAACCAAACACGAGTGGTCGTGCTTGGGGCAGGATGATGAATGGCGCATAGTTAATGCACTCAATCGCATCCATGATTTGAATGTTCGTGGTCGAGGTGTCGATGGGATTGAATCGCAGCCAGATGTCATCTGCCTCGTCATGCGGAGAGTTCGGGTAGGTGGTTCGCAAATCGTTGCCGTTCCACAAATCCGGATGTAAAGCGAGTGCCACATTCAATGGCGTTACATCTATTCCCTCTGCAATCTTGAGGAAGTTTTTCATCGGTGTTCTCCAGAAAAGTTAATGAGCGTTGATACGCTCAATTATCTCGTTAATCTTGGAAACTATTACCGCTAAATCTGTCGTGCCGGTGGGCAGGGGTTTGATTATTTCTCCCCGCACTCCCGTGAGTAACTCGATGTTTTCTTTCATCGGCATCAGGATTCGCTGGAGAGCGGTATCGCTGATGCCTTGGATGCCAGGAATTGCAGGCTTTTTCATATCGTTGCCAGCTCTTTCGATGTCTCGGCCACCTTGATGAATCGCAGCGGCACGTTGCCGTTGACCTGAAATTCCCATCGGTCGCACTTAAACCCAGAGGGCAGGCGGAACGGCTGGTGGTTCTTCACGTAGATGGTGGCTCGCAGCACGCCGTCGCCGTAGATGGTCAACGTGACAAAGCGCTCATCAATCAATGGGATCGGGTTTAGCACCGAGCCGTTGAGCAGCATGGTGTTAATGGGCGTGTCGTTGACTCGACCCAACAGACCAGAAACAGATGCCCAGATGGCTCTGTTCTTGGCCTTGATGTACTCGATGAAACTCAGCTTGTCCTGGTCGCCGATGGGGTTCGAGTTCTCGAAGTCGGCATCAATCTGGCCAGCGCCGAGGTTGAGCGGACGGGGGAACACAAAGACCTTCGACTTCCACTCGTAGGGCAAGCCGTTGTACGGGTCGCTGTCCCACCCCTTGATTTCGCTGTCTTCGCAGACGAAGAGCTTGGCGTTCACAGGGTCGGTGTGAGCAGCGGTCGCGTACAGGTTGGTCTCTGTCAGCGGCGATGCGGCTTGGTTACGGTCAAGAATCAAACCGCCCTTCTTCTTGTCCGTCTTGTAGAACAGGAAGTAGCGTCCATCCTGCACCTCGCCCACCATCGAGGATGGGTTGTACAAGGCCCACTCGTCACGAGTGAACAGGTTGCGCGTCACGTTGTCCACCACGCTCGGGCCAATCTTGATGATGCCGTTGGGTGATGCGTACATGGCGCCCTGCTCGTCGCTCGCGATGGAGCGCTTCGAGACACAGGGTTCGTACAGGGGCAGCTTTTCCTGCGACATGCCAGCAGGGTTCGAGCCGGTGATGACGAAGGGGTTGCCTTTGGTGCCCACCACCAACGAAGAGCCGTAGGCAGCGAGGCCGACGATGGGGTATTCCACCGCCAGCGCGTACTCAGGAGGCCATGCGTGAGGCAGGAAAGGCTCCGAGAAGAAGACCTGATTGCCAACGAAGCCAGCCATGATGCCGTTGGCCATGCTGACCAAGCCGCGCAAGCCGTCAGGTGGAGGCGCCCATGTGGTTGAAGGCAGCGAACCACCCAAGGCCACAGCACTCAGGCTGTCGGAGTAGCTGGTCGTGCCAATCGAAACGTCTGCCACCTTGAGGAATGAGGTCGCCGAGGTACCAGTCACCGAGCGGTACACGCGCACCTTGGTGATGTTGTACTTGCCGAACGGAGCGGCGGACGGCAGGCCGGAGACCACCACGGTACCTCCTGGGCTGACCGTGACCTGGCTGGACACGGGTGATGGCCCCGACTCTTCCTCAATCGTCCCGAACATCGAGATGTAGGTGTAGAGGTAGACACGGTTCTCAGACGTGCCAGAACCGCCCGAGGCGGACACGGTAGGGGCCGAGGCAGGGTTGGGTACACCCATGAGCAAATAGTCGCCAGGAAACGGGCCTGAGCCAGTTTCAGCCAGCGCGGCATTGGTCTTCTTGGGCTTGCCGTCACCAGAGCCGGTGTAGTACAGAGGGCTACCGCTGTCGTAAATGGGGCCAGCGGCCACGTCCACGTCGTCAGCGAAGGTCAGCCACAAGTCGTCACCGGCGCTGTTCAGCGTGCGGTAGATGGTCAGCGGGACAAACGAGGTGATGAGGCGGCGCGGGTCAAGGATGCCTGGGCGCTGCCACGAACGAACCTCGTTGCTGTACAACTTGGTATTGATGGCCTTCTGGGCCTCGCTCTCCTGCAACAGATACGGGCTTTGGCGTGGCACGAAGCCAGCAAAGCCTTGCAGTTTGATTCCGGCCATCTGTGTTCCTGTCTAGTTAAGCTGTGGCGAATTGTCGTGCGTACTCGTCGGCAGACAGCAAGCCTTGCGCGTATTTGTTTTGTGGACGGAAGATGGTGAGCTTCTGGCCGCGCATCTCAGGGGCAAACGAGATGTGAGTCCAGCGTGCGTACTCGTGAATCATCTGGTCGAACTTGATGCCCGATGCTTCGATGGCCTTGCATACAGCCAAGGGGTCGCCAAAGCCAGCGCATGTGAAGTCGATGGCCCAACCATCCATGTGTGAGGAAACCTTCGATCCGCCCACTGCGACGTTCACGTCGGGAAGGCGCAGCCACGAGTTCACGTGGATCGACTTGCCCAACAGAGCGCGAATCTGTTCCATGCCAGCAGCAGCGTGCTTCATGTTCTCAAACTGCAACGTGCTTGGCTGATTGCTGATTCCCATGCGGACAGCAGTCTCAGAGTAAGTGGCTTCTTCGAGGGTGAAGTGTTCGGAGAGGTTCATTTGTGCAGCGCCTTCATTGCGTCGGTTTTGTCCTTGCTGCCCTGGCTGGAGCCAAAGTAGAAGCCAAGGACTTGGGTGGCCGCGCTGGTGATGAAGCCGAGCGCGTAGATGATGATGTTTTCTTGCGAGTCGGGGATGTTCGCGAAGATGAGCAAGCCGATCAAAAAGAAGGCCAAGCCCACGGTGCCGAGCGCCAGAATGGGTGGGGTCAGCTTCTCAAGGATATGGGCGTTCGCGCTGGTGGCGATGGCGGTGTGCGCGGCGCGCGCGCTGTCGCGGTCGGCGTTCTCGAGCTTGAGCTTCTCAAGGTCAATCTCAGCCAGCTTGGCGGCAGCTTCGGGATCGCGTGCCACAGCGGTGGCCACAGCCTCAACCGTGTCAGCCACACCGAGCTTGTCAGCCATTGCCTTGACGGCCGCGCCACCCAACGGGCCAGCCACCACGGTGGCCAGCGCGGGTGCTGCGCTCTTCAACAAATCAAGTAGCTTGTCCATTGCTGTCGCCAGTTGTGTCTTTGGGAGCGGTGCTACCGCCTTTGCGTCCGGAGATGGCACCCATTGCACCAACGCCCATGAAGGCGATGGCTTTCAAGATTTCGAGGAACACGGCGTCGATAGGCGCGAGGGTCGAGTCTTCCGGTACAAAAGCCACGGAGTACAAGATGCCGAAGGCGATGCCCAACACCATGACGGTGATTGCGCGAACCACGAACGACCATGTGCGGACTTCGATTTCGTCTTCGGTCAAACGATTAGTTGGACGTGTCATCCACAGTTGAATTAGCTCTTTCATGCAAGTCTTTCCTTAGTTGCGATTTCAGATTTTTAAGCTCACGAATCTCCTGTCGCACCTCTGCGCGGATACGCAGATGGTCGATGTAGATGAGTGCTGAGATGGGTAGTGCGAGGAAGATGACGAACGACAGAACAACGACACCGACTACAAACCAGTGTGTGTCCTCACGAGCCATCCGAGTGACAGTAGAAAGCCCCACATCCACAGAACCACCAGCAGGACTAGAGCCGAAGCCACCGCCCTGTCGATTCGATGGTTGCGTAGGAGTTCTCGTTGCCACTTCTTGTCACGTACTTTCTTCGCAGCCAATAGGCGTGCGACTTCCTGTTCCTCAAGAATGAGGTCGTACATCTTGAGGAACTGTCGGTAGAGGTCTCCGAGGCCGAGCTTCTCAGGCGTGCCGTAGATCATTGCGTGGCTGACCTGGGCTTGCATCTCCTGCATCTGCCACTCGATTTCAATTCGGTCGAGTGCGCTGTCGGCAACCTTGTCTGTTGTCTTTGACTGTTCCTCGAGAACTCGGCAGTGCGCCCTTAGCTCTCGGAAGATTTCAAAGAGGACTTTGAGGTTGGCGAAGATGTCGTGAACAGCCTTGGCCTTGTACTCTTCATAGGTCTGCTCAGGCTCAGGCTCGCGCTTCACCTTCTTTGGTTTGGTAGCCTCATTGATGAGGGCACCATCCGCTACGGGTGCGGCTTGAGGAGCTGGCGTTGGCTTTGCAGGCTTGACGCCAAACAGACCTTGTATCCATGACCAGAAGCCAGAGACCTCATTGAAGATGGCCTTCGCATCTGCGACGCCACCCTCAACAGACTTCTTGAACTTCTGGATTTCAGCCTTGCCTTCGGAGAGAAGCTCGCAACCCTTTCGGACTGCTGCCACGGCAGCTTGTGCCGCCATGAGAAGGCTGATTGGATCCATGTCAACTCATCGTCTTGTCTGCTTTAGAGTCCAGGCGATCAAAGATTTGGTGGAGCATCGACTTGATTTCACGGACATCCTCGCGGTAGTCATCCTTGCGAACAAAGTTCTCAGGAGCGAAATCATCTTTCGACACGTACAGCCTTGGGAGCTGGTCGATTTTGTCTTCTAGCTTTTGAATGCGCTGCGTGATGGTGTTGATGACATACACAGCGAGAAAGCCAGCGACCACAACAACGATGTTGAAGATTTGTTGGTACATGCCACTCTCGGTCATCAGGCGCTTTCTGGTGTATCGGCTGGTTCTGGTGTGTTGCCTTCAGCAAGCCATCTCAAATAGGCTTGGTAGTCTGTGTTGGCGGGGTCGAATGGGATGCTATTTACTGCAATACCATTAACCACTTCACTGATTGCAGATGCGTGTTGCACTAGTTTATAAGTCTTGCTCATCAAAGCTCCGTTCCGGTTGATTCAAATAAGACGGAAACAGCGTAAACATCTCCAGTGCCTGCGGCACTCAAGTTGTAGTAGCCGGAATTAACTGAATCTGCAATAAGTTGACCATAAGGATTTGGCGCATACACGTTGGCCTGTGCGGACGGTCCGCTTACACGACTCCATGTTGGGAGAGCTCGCATTGGCGCCCACGATGCAGCGCAAGTCACGGCGTAGGCAGCCCCCATGGAATAACCACGAGCAGAAACATGCAAGCGTTGGTAATACCGCTGACACAAAGCCAACTCGAGACCAACAAAACGATTCTCAAATGTCGGCGCGATGATGGCGCCCTTTTCGAGTTGCAAGTCGGTGATGCAGAAATTCTTGCTGGTGCAAGTAATCGGGTTGGCGGAGTAAACCTCAACCATCAAACCGTTGGCCGCATCGGTCGAGCCGAGCGTGAACACCGCGCTGAATGGAACCACCACGCCAGATGGAACAGAGATAGCACTGCCCGTTTGAATGGCCGTGATGCCACCCCCAAAGTTGTCCACTGCGTTGGCTTTGCTCAGGCGGGGCACAAACTGTTGAGTGCTGCCAGTGTCTTGGTACAGCAAGCCGCTGACGGTGACGTTCTTGCCACTCAGGTCAATGCCGTTTTGCGCTTCCATGCGCTGACACCAGTACGGCACGCCGTTGGTCATGCTGCCGGTAATGTAGTGAGCCAGGCCACTCGAGGAGCCGCCAAATGCCGACTTAAACAAGTTGACGTTGATGCCGGTACCGGACACCACACCTGCCAGGAAGCGGTCTGTTCCGTAGGCGGGGGTAGTCGTGGTGACGTTGACTACGCCGCGCTGCCCGATGATGGCGTTGCCATTGATGAGTCGGTTGCGGAACGAAATGCCACCGCTGGCCATCGACCCGATGTTTGCAAGGTCTCTTGCTTTTGTCATGGGAACTCCAAAAAAAATCCGCCCTCATGGAGCGGATCGCCAATCTGTTTAACTCACCAGCCAGAGCTTGCGCTCCAGCGTTGGTGTGTCGTTACTGTGTCACCGAGGTGAGCTGCTCTGCGGTTGGTTGTGCGAGCGTTGGATGATTCCAGGCTGCAATGTAGTCACCACGACCATCGCTGTCGTTTTGCAAGCGGATGGTGTCCATGAAGTCTGCGTCTTGCAGTTCAGGGTAAATTGCTTTGATTTTTTCGTAGAGTGTTGTCATCATGCTGCCCTTACCATTGATGCTTGGAACCATGTTGCACTTACAGTGCCTGTAAAGGTTGTAGATGTCCCACCTGACTGATACCCATACAGTTCAACATAATCGGTTGAACCGTTAAAATATATTAGCGCCGATACCGTAGAGGATGTGCCGTTTGCGTTATAGCCAACAACCATTCCGTCTTTAAATCTTGTTCCGTTTTTGTATATTGTTGTGATGCAAATACCAGCCGTACCTGACCCATAACTAGCGCTACCGTCAACTTGATAGTAGCCTGCAACCGTAGGTGTAAAACGATAATTTGTGGAATTGTCGTAATTTGAATTTGTATCAAATTCTTCAACATTGCATTGCACTTTAGTAAAAGTTGCGTTAGTAATACTTTGCGAACTATTTAAATAAGCGCTAAACGCAGGGCCATTACCAGCCACGTTTGCAGCCAGCTTGGCTTGGGTGACGTTGGCATCAACAATCTTTGCGGTTGTGACCGAGCCGTTCGCAGGAGTTGCGTTCGACAAGCTCGACACGCCGTAGGCGATGATGCGAACCAGATCGCCAATGCCAGCGCCAACAGCCAAACGAACCAATGCGCCGTCTGTTGCAGTGAAGTCTGCGCTGCCCAGGTCGTTGCCGTTCAGCTCGACGTCAAGGAAGTTCGCACCCACGGTATAGCCACCAGGCGGATAGAAGTCTGTCTTACCAGCGACAGTGACGACTTCCTCATAGATGAGGCGGTTCGTCTGTACGACAGGCGGGTTGCCGATATAACTCATGGGTTACTCCAAAAAAACAAAACCCGCCGAAGCGGGTCGATGCAACGGATGGGCCATCCGGTGCAGGTTCAATGTTGGCGCGGCTTACGCGCCTTGGTGTGACGTTATTGTGTCACTGCTGCGAGCTGCTCTGCGGTCGGCTGTGCAAGCGTTGGATGGTTCCAGGCTGCGATGTAATCGCCGCGCTCATCGAGGTCGTTTTGCAAACGAATCAATTCCCTGAAATCTTCATTTTGCAATTCAGGATAAAGTGCTTTGATTTTTTCATAGAGCGTCATTATGGGAGCCTTACAAGTGAAGCAGAAAATGCAGCTTGTGCAGTGTATGTGGTCGCAACGCCGCCGGTTAACTGGTAGAAGTACACTTCCAAGTAGTCAGTGGTACCGTTCATATAAACAAGCGCGGAGCCAGCCGACCACCATCCAATAGCGTCAGAACCGGCTCTGTATAGACCACCGTTCTTGAATAAGCCAGCATACTTCTCCGCCTGCGATGTGCAACCTGCACTCCAATTTACTTGGTAGTACCCTGCAATCGTTGGCTGAAACGCATAGGCTGGACATGAGCCAACGGCACTAGCTGTATTGTTGTAGAAGGAATTGGTGTCAAAGTCTTCGACTTGAAAGGCGACCTTCGTGAACACGTTATTGTTTACCGACGTCCCCACGTTAGCGTAAGCGCTGAAAGCAGGCCCGTTTCCGACTACGTTTGCAGCGAGCTTAGCCTGTGTGACAAATCCATCTGCAACCTTTGCTCGTCCAGCGGCATCGGCCGTGAAGAAGCCATCTGCGAATTTCGCAAGGCCAGTCGCGCCAACAGCAAAAATGCCATTGAGTAGCTTTGACAGAGATACGGTACCGTCAGCTAGTTGCTGACCAGAGGTAACTTGGTCAGCGGGTTTCTTTCCAATCCAAGACATAAGCGTCCCCTATTAAGAGATTTCGAGAACGGATGTCAGCACGTCAACCGAGCTGGCCGTATCGGAGACAACAGTGATCTTGTCACCGGCCTCGAGGACAACCTTCTGGTCGCCGCCGATTGGAATGAGTGCACCACCCACGGGAATCAATGCGCCCTTCACCAAATACACCGCCACGCCACCGGCAGTCACCTTGATGTCTGCGTTGACGTTGTTGGCTGTGATGTTGGCAACAGACATGCCAATGATGGTTGCTTGCACGCCTGCACCGGCTGTGTACACATCAGCACCGGCTGTGCCGACGCCTGCGCTTACGTAGTTCTTGAAAGTGTTTGTAGCCATGATGTTTCCTTACAGAGCGATTGCAAACGCGAGTGCGCTGCCGAGAGTGGTTGAGCTGCCGTCGATGGCCTCTTGCTGAATTGCCGCGAGGCCAGATGCAGTGACGCGCACTTCCAGCTTGTCGCCAGAAGACCAGCTACGTGCAGTTGTGCCGTCTTGGCCACGAACAATGGTCATACCGTCGCCAGTACGAGCCGTGACCTTGATGACTTCGATGTTGTTGCTCGCGTCAACGAGGGTCGCATAGAAGTAGTCACCAGCGGACAGGGTTGGGAACAGAGCGCCGGTGCCAGTTGCAACAGTCAGTGCAGTGACGACGTTGTTGATACCGGCCGCAAGCGCTGCGCTCGCGTTGTTGCTGAACTTGATAGACATGAAAACTCCTATGCTGCCTCTTGCCAATCGGGGTACTTCACCTCGACGTCGGCAGTGATTGGGTTTGCCGAGGAACCAACCTCGACTTGGATGTAGTTCATCCATGTGTCAACCAGCTCGGCCTCGGCATAGATGCCTGAGTACGAGAGGTCGTATGTCGCGCCGCCAGCGATGAATGCGTCAACCAGATGGGTGAAGTTCAGCCTCGCAGCGGTGCGAGCTGATACCTTCACGCCGGAACGAATGCTTCGCTCGACGTAAACCATCGGGGCGCCAGTGGCCGCAGCCAACAGATTCGCCGCCATGACGGAGGATTTGTTCACATAGCCACTCGACTGCGCCGCAGCCAACAGGCTTGCCACCATGTTTACTTCGAGCGTGGCCGAAGCCTGCGACGTTGCGCGCGCGGAAAGACTGCCTTGCAGGCGCTTGCCAAGCAAAGCAGACACAGAGACCGACGCAGCGGCCAGTGCAGCCGCCCGAACGAGCTTGTTGACCCTGGCGGTTGCCGACACCTGCATCGTCGCGTTGGCGGTGGCTCCAATGCTCTTGTTGAGCTTTGCTGCCGCAGTGGTCAGGCCAGACATCGTGACCGATGCCGCCATGTTGACTTTGTGCGTGGCAGTTGCCGAGACCGTGGCGCGTCCAGTGATGGATGCGGCCTCGTTCTTCTTGACGCCGAGAGATGTGCTGGTCGTTGCGCTGGCGCTGACCGATGCGGACACCGGCTTTTTGACGCTCAACGCAGGGGTTGCTGTTGCTCGAGCAGTGATGCTCGCAGCGGCATTGACGTTGTGCGTCAGCGCAGCAGAGGTAACCGTCGCCGTAGCATTGATGCTGGCAGCTAGACCGTCGTAGTACCCGCCCGTCCCGTTAAGGACGAGTCTGTTGAGCGGAGTGGCATTCAGAAGCATGACTCACTCCGAACAATGATTAGGCGAATGTGACGGCCAGTGAACCGGCAGGGAAAGAAACCGTGTCGGCCTCGTTGATGGTCTTGGCGATGGCCAAGGCGCCTTCCAACAGCATGTTGCCGCCGGACGCTGCATCAAAGATGGCGAAGTGGGTGACTGTTCCCCAACCGCCACCAGTGGGCGTCGGGAATGTGATGGCGTTGTTGTTCGAGGTCTGGCCACCAGTGCCAGTCGAAGCGACCGTCGAGCCTGCACTTTGGGTACCGGCCCAGTTGGCCAGGCTAGAGGCAACAGACACGCGAGCGTATGCGTTGCCCGTCACCTCGGTGCCACCGGCCGCATCGCTAGGAGCGGCGGTGAACAGAGCTACGTAGAGCGTTGAGGTTGTTGGTGCAGACTGTGCGCGGAAAATCTGGTCGATGAGTTTATTTTCCAGAAAGTCGGTCATTGCGGACATGATTTATTCCCTTAATTGAATTGCTGTCGTACTTGGAATTTCAAGGTGTCGTAGACCGTCTGGTGTTCACCACCGAAGTCAATCTCGATTTCGCCTTCGTACTGTCCAGGCTCTACATCGAGCGAGTTGCCAGTGAAGTTGAATGAACACTCACCATTCACACCGCCGTTGAGCAGGTTGCATGTAAGTGTGGTCAACACAGTGTCGGAGCCGAGCGCCCTGAAATAGACGCGAACCGTAGTGGCGTCCAAGTTGATGGGCACGCCGTCCGCATCCTTGAGCGTGAGCTTGATGTATGGGCGATTGTCGCCAGCGACGAGTTTGATTTTCTCTGTCATGGCTTCCTCAGTTTCACGCTCAGGTCGGAGCGCACATTGCCGCGAATGGCGCGTTGACGCGCATCATTCAAAGCGGTCATGTACCGGCCTTGATTGACAGCAGCAGCTTCTTGGTTGGTGTAGGGCTTGCCAGGAACCAGCATCAGTCTGGCTTTGGCGCCGCAAGCGATGTATTCGCCCCACTGTTCGTAGAGGAAGTTTTCGCAACTTGTTGAATCGCGCAGAGGTACCAGCGCAACGCGCATTGTAATGGCGTTGGTGTATGTCTGATCCGGAATTGGCAGGAAACTCACGGTATCAAAATCTTTTTGTGTGTAGCCAACCGGCTGAGATTTCGATGGCGTGTAGTTGCCAATGGTCGTGTTGTAGACGTCTGGGGTCACGATGTCATCTGGCGCCACCGGCTCCAGCTCGGAGCCTTTGAACCAGGCTCGCATGACCTTCTGCACTCGGTAGCCTTTCGGGGCATCCAAGTCGTAGTTGTCGAGGCCAGCACGCAGGGTGATCGGGTCTTGCGTCACCTGATAAATCAGGGACTTCTCACAGAACTCGATGATGGTGTGGCGGATGGCTCGCAGAGCCACGTCAGCAGGACAGCCAGGTACTTCCGGCAGAACGTCTGGGAAAAATGCGTCGTAAGTCTTCATACGCCCATGAGTCCTGACTTGAATTTTTGGAACAAGGTGGAGGCTCGGCCATCCACAGCGAACTCGTCATCACGCAACTCGGCGCGGTGAGCGGCATAGTCGGACAGACAGAGGTGGTATTCCTCTGGGACGGGTACAGTGTCGGTGACGGCAAAGGGTGGAAACGCCGCCGTCAGGTTGGACATGAACAGATCGGGACGGACACGTCGAGCCTCAATGACGGCTTGACGGATGTAGCCTAGCAACTGGGCCTCCGTATACCTTGTGACGGTGTTCGAGTCGATAACCTGGTCGTTCAGGATGACGCGAGCTTCGTCAATGATCTGTTGAAAGGTGGCCATGTTTGTTACCAGAGAACCTTGCGCGCCCAGTGGTTTGCACTGAACACGTCATCTTTTGTTGGGTTGCCGTTCTTGTCTTTGATACCAGCAGAACGAGCGAGGTAGTTCTTGCGACGTTCAGCATCGTGATGCTGAGTGAAGTCTTCCATCCCGCGCAGACCGAACCGCACGAGCTTTACTTCATCGCCCTTCTTGGCCAGAACCATTTTCTTTTGCGTTGCACCCTTGGGTGCGTCAACGGGCTTGTTGAAACCTGGGAACTCGTGCCCACGGTAAACAATCTTTCCGCCTTCACGCTTTAAGTTCGATGCCTTCATCGGTGCGCTCCTTGGCTTCAACCTTTAGGTCGCCGGTGCCCTTGAGCTTCTTGAGCTTCAAAGCTGGCTTTTCTTTCGGCGGGAGGTATTCTTCCCATCGACCGCCTTCGATCAGGTCGGCGTCATACACAGCAATCTTGCCGGTGCGGATGTTCTTCATCTGGCGCATCGGAGTCTCCAAAAAAAGAACCCGCCCAGGGTGAGCTGGACGGGCCACAAAGGTGGGGCCGAAGCCCCATCCCCCATGAGGTTAGCCCTTCACGGCAACCATGTTCACCAAAGCCTCTGGCTTGATGACGGAGTAGCCGAACACGTTCAAACCACGAACGATGTTGCCGAAGGTTGACTGAGCGCGGAGAGTTTCCACGTTGGTCATTTGAGAAGCGAAAGTGATCGCGTCTTTGGTACCAGCCAACAAGTAGCTGTCGCCGTCAGAGGTCTTGGGCAAGTTGTTCGACACGTACACTTGGAAACGGTCGATCATGCCGAGCTTGCCGTTGCGCAGCGGAGAAACGCTGTCACCGGTCAAGTAGGCTTGCTTCAAGTCGCTGTTCTTAATCATCGCAGCCATCCAAGATGGGATGACCAACCAACGACCAGACTCAGGCACGTTCTGCTCGTCCAATGCCTGACCAGCGTCCAAGATCAAGTCGAGGATGTTGGCCTTGGTCACTGCGCGAGGAGATGCGTCGGTACCCAAGTTGATGTTGCCGGAGATGGCACCAGCGGTTGCACCCTTGTTGGTGCTGGCAGCGGCAGCTTTCACGCCGTCCAAGATGAGCGCGTCGATAGCGATCTTCATCTGTTCGGTTGCGTCGTTGGTGAACATGTCCATCAACTTGATGTCTGTTTGCACAGCATCGACGTCATCCAACACGACGGCAAAGTATTTGCCTTGGTCGATCAACAGCTCGATAGGAGCAGAAGTCGGCACCTGGTTTGTCAGGTTGTCGCCTTTGTTGTACGAGTTGATCGTGATGGTTGGGATGGTACGGATGTGAACCTTGTCGCCCTGACCCTTGATTTCGCCTTCCCAATCGTTGTTGGAAATTTCGCTAAAAACAGTGGTTTTGTAGAACTTAGCCTGGAGCTTGCCAGACCAAATTTCGGGGATGAAGTTGCCGCTGTATTGAGTGCGGCCAGAAGCTACTGGAAAAGACATTTTGATTCCTTAGAAAAGATTGAATTTGCGGGTCAACGTACTCGACCCTCGATTGAGGCTGCGGTGATGTCAGCCTCGATGGCGATTGCGTCTGCATCGCTCACTTCGCCTTTGCGCATCCGGTTGTAGAACTCAGAAATCTCGGCACGAGTCCACATCCGTTTGGATGGGGGTGTGTCGGCTGCTTTGTTCGTAGCGGGTACGACTTGGGATTCAAGCGACTGGTTGGCATTCGCCGCCCACGATGAAGCTGTCCTCTTGTACGACGTGAAGAATTTGGCTACACGGCTCGCGTCACGGCTTTGCTCGGCCTGGCTCAACAGAACTTGCTTCGTCTGTCCGGTCAGCTCGTCAACTTCCTCCAACCACTTAATGAAGTTGGGGTCTACGTTGAGCGCTTCCCAGTCAGGGATGATTGCAGTCAGTGAACGGAAGAAGTCATTCGATACCGTTTTGGTCGTCGCTTCACCGATGTCTTGCATCTGGCGTTTCAAGGCATTGATTTCTGCGTCTTTCGCCGCCAGCTCTTCACGAGCAATGCGACGTGCAACGTCAATCAAGCCTTCGCCGTATTCATCGACTTCTTGTTGCGACACCAGCGGCTCTGGTGGCTTGGCCTTGAGCTGTTGGTTCTCTTGTTCGAGACCGTCAAGGCGCTTCGTCAGTTCTTTGACTTGTTCTGCAAAACGGGGCACTTCCGAGTTGTACTTGCCTTGCAGCACCTTGAAGCGGTGTTCCCAATCTTCGCCCTGTGCAGGGGTCTGAGATTGCGAGCCGTCATTGGCGTTGGGAGGAGTACTCGCAGCAGGCGTTTCATCCGTGGGTTTCGGATCGCCGTTGGCGGGTTGCTCGGTGGCTTGCTGTTGCTTACCGTTAATCAGTTCTTCTTGCAGGCGGTTAGCACGATCTTCGGCTTCTTGCACTGCGCGTGGCACATTTGACATTTTTACTCCGTGAGCCGAAGACGGTCGCGTTCGAGCCTCGCGGGATTCGAGCGATTCGTTCGGTGTTCAGCGGTTGCTGGTTTAAGGGCCAGCCCCTTTTGCGGCAGAACGCCGCTGACCTTTTTCCTGGCGCCAGGAAATTGGTCGATTAACCGGCCAGAGGGCCGATTACCGCGATTTGCGCATGACCTCGGGGGCTTCCACCGCCTTGGTCAATAGTTCGTTGACAGCCTGCGCTGCGCCTTGTTTCCAGCGGGAGAGAACTTCGTCTTTCGTTTCGCAGGATTGGACGTACAGGGCTTGTCGGGATTGCTCGAGCCAGGCTCGAACAACCTCAAAATTGTGGTTGCCCTGGAGCGCAGCGAGTGCGCTCAGGACTTGGGGTGACGGCTTCTCAAGCATCAGCGCTTGGGCAGCAGCGTCTTGGAGTCGATGTTGCTGGTGTCGATGACACCGCGACCAGACGTGGCAGGCTTGGCCATCACAGGACGACGGCCTTCGTTGCCGTAGTTCTCGTTGCGAGTCATGGCATCCGACACGCGCTTCTCAACGGTGTTGGCACCCTTGCGCTCGGCCATGTCTTGAGCGAACGTCTTGCCAGTCGAATCTGTTGCAGGACGCTTGGCTTCCATGCGAGGCGCTGCCTTGCCGGTTGCCACTTCGGTGGTGAACTTCTTGCCGTTCCACTCGAAGGTGGAGTTGCCAGCTTTGCGGTTCTCAGCGAAGGCTTCTTTGAAAGACTGCTTGATCGGGGTCGATTCGACCTTCGACTCAGGCACAGCCTCAACCTTGACCGGCTCTTGGTACTCGGGGTCGCGAGCCATTGCTACGCGCTCGTCACCGGTGGTGCCGTCGCCGTAGTTCTCGCTGCGTGCCCACTCACCATCAGACACTTCGCCGCCATCGGCGTAGTTCTTCACGGTGGGACGGCCGATCTTGCTGTGCAAGGAGCTGGCGTTGTTGCCAGCAATCTTGCTGTTCATGGTGGACGGGCCGGTGCTTGCGTTCTTCGCAAAGCTCTGGCGTTGCCAGCTTGGTACTTCTGCCATTTCAGCAACCTTTCTTCATGGAGCCTGCGACCTTCACCGCACCGCCGTTGGCCATCTTGGCCATCGAGCCGTACTTCTCGGCAGACATCTTGCCGGAGGCCAGGTCTTTGCCGGTCTGGGCGAGTTTGCGTGGGTTGGATTTCTCGCCTTCACGCTTTTCCTCGACCATTTCCTTCTGCACGTATTGCTTCGGAGTGACCTTGCCAGAGCGCACAGCGCGCGCTTCGGACATTTCCTCGGCCTTGGTGTCTTTGCCGGTGAAAGGCTTGGCCTTGCCGCCGTCAGCGAAGCCAGCGGGGATTACGCCTTTGGCGGGTTTGGTGATTTTCTTCATTGGATAGCCTGTTGTGGTTGGACAAGATTGGTCTGCTCGGGTGGAGGGCCACCGTCGGGGCCGGTCGGAGCTGGCCCTGCAATCTGTTGCTGAGGCTGTTGAGCCTGTTGCAACTGATTCATGGCCTGCTGCACCTGCTGCTGCTTGAACTTCATGGCATCAACGGTTGGCACCAACTTGTCGGTGTCCATGTTGAGACCCTTCGCCAGCTCGCGCAGCAAGTACGCACGACCCTCTGGGCCGATGATTTGCAGATCGACTGGGTTGTTCGTTGCAGCCAGAAACTCGTTTCGGCGAACCTGAATCTGTTCTTTGGCCAACAAGCCCATCGCACCCTTGGGCACAATCTTGAAGTCGCCTTTGATGTACGGGTCGGGGTTGTACATCATGTTGTGGATGTAGAACTTCGTCACCACCATCTCGACAACCTTGTCGATATTCATGATGGCCGACTTGATGCCCTTGGCGGCGTTGTCCATCAGCATCGACAAACCCGAAGCAGTACGGCCAGCGCCAGAAGCACCAGAACCCGAGCCATAGATGTAGTTCGGAATGCCAGTGACTTCATCGGCTTGCTTGGCAAACTGGTTGTAGATGCCCATCAGCTCGGCGGCTTTCATCTCGGGAGAGTAGAAGCGCACGCCAGGCTGGCCACCACCGGTCTTGTCCGATGTGGTCTGCCAGATTTTCCAGGGGTACATCTGGGTGACGTCCTCGCCATCGGCAAGGCGGTCAACCGCGACTTCGACCTGTGGGCCAGACGCGATGCCCATGTTGTTTGCCAGGGAACGGGCCGAGGCGTTGCACATGATCTGCACGTCACGCATGACTTCCGGCAAGGCGGTACCCCAGAACGCGCCAGGAATGGAGCGCCACGAGGCAATCTCGTAGGGACGTTGGCCAAGCGGGTCAGGGTTCAGCACCACCTTGATGGTGAAGCCGCCAACCTGCCATGCGTTGACTTCGTACACCTTGCGCGGGTCAACGCCAGTCATGCCCCAGTCGATGAGCATTTCGCCCATGACCGGCCCCCAGAACTCCAGGGCTTCGATGATGTTGTCGTTGTAGAGGCGCGAGTGGTACTTGCCCTCGAGGTTGTCACGCTGTTGGTCGCCGTACTCGAAGTAGCGGAAACCTTTGCCAGCGTAGCGCTCAAGCACCTGGTCAATCTCGTAGTTCGAGTAGCCAGGGACGCCCTTCATGGACTCCAGCGTCTTCACCGTCAGCTTGTGGCGTTGGATGATGTAGCCGTCGTCAATGCCAGAGGCATTGGGGCTTGGGAACATGTCGTAGGGCGAAACGCGCTCAACCTCGCGGAAGAACTCGTTCGATACGATGGGGGTGAAATTTGGCCCCCAACGCAGTTTCTGTTTCTTGCGAACAGACGGCCCTTTAAAAATTGCTGTGGGGTACGTCACATAGTCGTCGATGAAGTCAATCATCGAGCGGTGGTACCCACCTTCGTCGAGCTGGTCAGCGATGACGCCAGCCATGCGCTCGGCAGTCAGCTTGGCCTCTTCGCGGAGCTGCAACAGAATCTGGTCATGCACCTCACCCATGCGCTCACGGAACGCTTCTGGGTGCAGTTGCTGGCCAGCCAAGACGTATTGCTCGGCCTCATGGCGCACGAAGTCGATGATGGACATCTTGACTTCGATGGGCAGGTCAGGCTCTTGCGATGGGGAGAGGTCGAACGGACGCTGGTTTTGCAGCATCACGTCCTGAATCCAGCTCTTCGCCGCATTGCATTTGACGTCGGTCAGCATCATGTAGATGTCTGAGCCGCCGGTCTGGCTGATTTCTGTTGCTTTGTCGGGGTCGTACTCACCACGTCGCTGGCGCTCACAGGCGAGCAGGCGCTCGGTGATGCGTTGCTTGGCGAATTTTGCTTTGCTCCAGCAGCTCGTGATGTGACCGGAGATTCCGGACGCAATCAGGTCGGAGTTATCCATGCCTTCGGCTTGAACGGCGCTCACGTCCGCTTGGACTGGCGCTTGTGCCTGGTACACGTCACTCATTGTTTAAACCTTTTTACGTCCACGCTTTTGCGGAGGCCCGTTTCACCGGACGCGCTCGCACGTTTTTGCCGCTTCCCTCACGCACAGCCAGGCAGAGGTACTGCAAGGCGTCATGGGGATGGCTGAATCTGTCTTTTACTGGGCGGTCACGGTACCGTTCACCAGCAACCTTGAGGCGCTCGTAGCGGTACCCGCCGATAAACCCCTTGCGGAGCTGTCGGCAGTTCGGTGACAGCAGGAATCCAGGCTCACCACCCGCCATACGGTTCAGGAAGTAAGCCACTGACTCGCGTCGTGGGATGAAATCGTTGGTCTCGGCAGGCTCGGAGGCGATGCCGATTTCGAGCAGCTCCTGATAACAGGTTCGCTCGTCTGTTGATGAACGAGAAACACCCGCAGGGTCGCCGCGCGAAATGAATTTTAAGCCAGCGTACTTGTTCATCAGCTCAGGCTTGACGATTTCAGAAGCAAACTGACGAATGCCCATGTCCTCGGCGACAAACTCATCAAGGATGATGAGCTGACCCTTGGGAGAGAGCTGGCCAACGATGCAGGCAGGGGTCAAACCAAAGTCCCACCCCAGATAAATCGGGGCAAATCTGTTGATTTCGGGTTCTCTGTCGGCAACGTGAACCTTGTCGCTGTACTCGGGGTAGACCGGCTTACCGCTTGCGGTGGTGCCGTAGTCGCCAAGCACGAAAACCTTGATCCAGTCGTCGCCCTTGCCTGCGACCATGCGCAAGTAGTATTCGTACCCGCTTGGCAGGTTGAAGATGTTCTCGGCGTCTGGGTTCGGGATGTAGTGAACGTCGTCACCGTCCTGAACGCGCAGCAAACCGCCTGGCTGATCGAAGAACTCCCAGTTGTCAGGAGTGTCTTCCTCGGCCAGCTTGTAGTACCAGTGGTCGTCGTCTGGCGGGTTGGTATCCAAGATGATGCAGGGGTGCGTCGGGCCACCCTGCTTCAAGCTCGGGAAGCGGCCAACACGCTGCGTCACCATGTCGAAGACTTCCTTCGGCAGCTCAGACGCTTCGTTGATCCACGCGCCGGTCAATTCCAGCGAGCGCAGCTTGCCGGTGTCGTTGGCAGTCTCCATCGCAATGAAGACGACCTCCAAGTCCAGACCGATGCCGTCGCCAGTGTCCTTGATGCGGATGCGGCTCGTAATCGGCGCATCCCACTTCATCGGGGCCAGGTCATCAGGGAACCAATCGCTCCACGTTTTAATCGTGGTGGACTTGAGTTCGGGGTAGGTACCGCGAATCACAGCCCAACGCGCACGACGAACACCTTGGTACGGAACCTGTTTCAACGTATGCGCCATGATTTCCATGCAGCATGTTGAAGACTTGCCCGAGCCAACCGGCCCCTTGAGGCCGCGCACAAAGGCAGTGGATTGGTGGAAAGCTGCGGCCACAGCACCAGGTGGCGTGTAGCGGACAGCCTTGATCTGTTCGTTAGACATAGGCGGTTAATCCGCCGGTGTCTTGGGCGGAGCGGTGAAGTTGGTGTTTACGAAGAAGGCGACCTTGTTGGTCTCAATCTCGTGCTTGACGTTGGCCAAGTTGGGCAGCGTCTTGTCGAGCAGCATCTCAATGGCCTTGAGTCGAGGGCCAGTCATCTTGACCTTCGACTTGCCAAGGGCAAAGCCCTCGAGCGTGTTGACCAGTTGGGACACTTGGATCTTCTCGCGCACGGCATCGGCATGTTCTGCACGAAGCTGTTCGCGGCGGGCGCTGATCGCTTCTTTGTTTTTTGCAGTTGCCATGTTCGTAATGCGGCGGAGCCGAAATTAGTTTTTCAGGAATCCAAAGGCTATGCAGACTGTCCGGCCCACCAGGTACCCCCAGTGGCAGTCCGCATAGCTTTTGGTGTGGCCCGTGTCGTGGGCCAGTCGGCGGGGTCAACGCGAGGAGACACCTATTACGTCCCCCGCTGCGGTAGT